CTTTATTATAACAATAGAACTGTTAAGCTCCTTGTGAGCCGAACACTCCACGCCAATTAGATACACCAAAAGAATATCTTTCTCTTGCTCTATATCTGATGTTACCTGTTGAAAATTCAGGCTCCATTGTGGTTTCCATTGCAGTTCTTGAGAACATTTTAAGTCCTTCGCCATCGTCATTTACTGATGTCAAGATGAAATATGCATCAGGATCATTTAGATAATGGTTAACTGAAAAACCACTAGGTATAGAAGATTGATTTCTAATTGAGTTGATGTCGTTATCGGCTGTTCCGACTCTGCCTGGTGTGTTAAGCAGTCTGTCAGCCACAAATGTTAATTGTGGTGGAACAATCAATTTAGAAGGTCTAACAGCAATAGTTAGATTTCTGTCATCAACAAAAGTAGAGATATCAATGATGTTATCTTCTAATGAAGTTTCATTAAGATCAGCCATGGTTGTAGCTCTGTTTCTAGCTGTACCACCACCTGCAAGAGGATGTGATAAAGAAATTAGAGTTGTACCATCACCAATATTATAGTTAGAGTCAAATGCGTTATTAAGGACATTTGCTCCTTTAACTTCTTTAGTGTGTTGCATGGATCGAGCCAACGCCTTGGTATATCTTCTACCAAGTTGGTCGTATAAGTTGTCCTCAATCGCTTCTTCGGTTAGAGCAAAAGCAAGAGCAACAGTTTCATGGGTGTACCTTGCGGTATAACCTTCTGAAGCGTTGTCAAAGCTTACGCCTGCACCTTCTTCTTTAACAGGTGCAGCACCGAATCCAACTACTAGAACTTCCTCTTCAAAGGCTCTGTCAGAATCTTCGATTGAATAGAGTTCTTCGTATTCAGATTGATAGTTTTCGTACTCTAAACCAAATAAAGCGTTTAGACCTGGTTCTAGCTCTTTTGCTAGTTGACTTCTTGATATAGCCATGTTTTACCTACCTTACGCTAATCCTGCGGATTTTACACCACAGATATGGTTTTGAATCACAACCAATACATTCGTATTAGAACTAGATACATCACTATTGTCAGGATCTTGAGAAATATCAATCGCCTTTAATGGTAATGTAGTAGTAGTTGCACCTGATGATAAATCTAACTCAAGACCTGAAATACCTGTATAGGTTGATCCTGAATTAGTATCAATAATGTCGAAGTTTCCAAATAAGTCTGCTACAGGGAAAGTGTCATCACTTTGCACCTCGAAAACTACATTTGGATCGTCAACGATAAAAGCAATTATGTCTGAAGCATTAGTGCTTGCAGGGTAATAATTACTAAATACTTGCTCGCTTGAAGTTGGGTCTGTGTACATACAGCCATTGAATACGCCAACAACGGGAACTGTGCTAGATGCAGCAACTCTTTCAATTCCTCCGCCTGTAACTTGTTTTACCAAATCACCTTGGAAGATAGAAGTTCCGTAGTTAGCAGCTATTCTGTATCGGCTAGTACCGCCTGAGAAGGGTGAGCCACCCATCATTCTCACAGGCTTCAGACCAAATGATGCGTCTTTATTCGCCATTTAGTTTCCTACCTTTTTTTTCCAAAAGTTACTTTAGACTGCCTATCACTTGAATACTTCACATATCTGTTGTTGCCCTGAAGTTCATTGAACATATTATTGTCAAGAGCTTCGTTCTGTTGAACATTTCTCTGTTGATAATACTCGTTTCTTTCAGCAACAGTTTCATTCGGTATCTTAGCTAAGATCAGTCCGCCTACGCTTATGACGCCTGCATGTCTGCCATGTTCGATTGTTGGTAGAGGGAAATCAGGAATTTCGTCTTGTTTAACAAATTCCCATCCTTCTCTCATTCTTGATGAAACATTGTTTCTATCTTCAACACCGACATACTCTGCTCTAATCCATCTGTAGGAATAACCTTCAGGCGGTGGCGGAGTTTCTAGCATCCTTGCGGGTTGCCATGGTTTTCTTCTAGCAGTTTTATCGTGTTGCTCATCTTCACGAGATTTGCGGGTTACATTTTCGATTGCATCTAAGTCCACTATTTTGCTCCTTCTAATTTAATCATCTCTTTGCCTACACGCTTTAGCCACTCTTCTTGTGTCATACCGTAAGGCTTAAGATTACTTTTAACAGAGAGGTGGCTAGAATTAATCTTTAATCCGCTTCTCTTTCCTTGTGCTTGTTGACGACTTCCTGAAGAAGCAGAAGCGACTCTTTGCACAGATGAGTTAGCTTCTTTTTTTTCGCCTTGGGTTTGCTCCAAATCGG